TCACCTTTCACATTCAGTGGATGTGTCCACAATGTGTCCACGCGCCCCAGCTAAGGGGTTCAGGTTGACCACATCAGCCAGATGACCAGGACTGAAGTGGGCGTACTTCTGGGTCATAGCCAACGTGGCATGGCCAAGCACACGCTGCAGAGTCAGGATATCCCCGCCATTGCGCATGTAGTGGCTTGCGAAGGTGTGTCGCAGAACGTGAGTCAACTGGCCATCGGGGAGATCGAGCTGGAGCTGGTCGACAACCTTCCGAAAGATGTTGTACCCCGGCCGGAACGGTAGCGCCGCCTGCAAGCGCTTCTCAAACTCCGGCGCGATCGGAACAGACCGATTTTTGCTCGACTTCGTTTTGAGGTACTGGATCAGGCCATTGCGCACTTGGCGGGGCAGTAACCCCTCGGCCTCACCCCAGCGCGCCCCTGTTGATAAACAAACCTCCGCGATCAGACCTGCGTCGGAATCTTCCGCCGCCAGCGCATCGAGCAGGGGACGGATCTCGTCCGCCTCAAGGTAGGCCATCTCCGTCTCGTCAAACTTCAGCTTGCGCACCGTCGCGAGCGGGTTTTCCCCTACCCACTCCCCCAACCTGGCCAGCTCATTGAAAACAGCACGCAGGTAGGCCAACTCATGGTTGAGCATGTTCGCGCTGATAGGCTTGCCTTTGCCATCCGCTTTGCTGAACCCTCGCCCGGGGGTTGCCCTGGTGTGCTTCCCCTCGGCCCGCTCGGCGGGGTAGGTGGCAAAGTGGGATGAGTTGAAACTGTGAGCCTTGGGGTCACCCATCCGCTCGGCCATGGCCAGAAGCAGCTGCAGACGCTCATCACCTGTTTTCAAGTTCTGACCATGCAGCTTGTGCCAAAGCTTCACCAGGTCGGAGAGCGGCCGATCGTCCCGCTTCGACGGCGGCTCAAACTCCCCCCGCGAGCCGTCACCCATCACCCGCCGCTCCAAGTGCATCGCTTCGTTCTTCGAAGCAACCCGTTTGCGGAAACGCGGGCCATCGCGCCCTTCCGGACGGCAGTCGACCAACCAAACGCCAGACGGCAGTTTCTTAATAGCCATGGCCTACACCGGGCTGACCTGACCACATTCCGGGGCTGTCTGCTCGATCATCAGCCACAACGTGTACTTGGTGAACTGGGGGTGGTTCGTGACCTTGGACAGGGTGTTGAACCCCATCTCAAACATCCCGGCCTCGTACTTCTTGTACGTGCTGATGCTGATCCCCAGCAACTCGCAGAACTCGGCCTGCGTCACTCCTTCCTTAGCTCGGATCGCCTTCAGCTTCGCAGCCAACTCCATTGCTCAACCCTCTTGACAGGTTCCTATATAGGCTCCACCATGGAGCCTATATAGGAACTTTGATCACCAATATTCCGCGAGAGGGTAACAGAATGCAGATCACTATCGACACGCCCTACGTCACCGTAGGCGAGTACGCCAAACGCTCGGGCCAGTCCGATTCGGCCATCCGCCGAGAGATCGAACTGGGCCGCTACATCATTCGCCCAAAGGTCGAGGGCTCGAAATCTGCCGTGCTCATCAACCTGGTTCATCTGGCAATGGAAGCGGCAGAGCAAGCAGAGCGCGTTCGCAAAGACGTTAAGCGGTAAGGGACTGAAATGAACGCACGGATCACACCGGAACACTTCGACCGGATCTACCTTGAGGACGTCATTCCCGCCCTTGAGCGCGACCCGGAACTGGGTTTCCAGGCCAAGGACGAGACGAAGGAATACCTCAACAAGGGCATGTGCCCGAGTTGCGGTAAGCGTTCCGTGTTCGTCAAGAAAGAGAAGCCCTACCAGCTCAAGTGCAACAGGCTGAACAACTGCGGCTATGAGGAGCGCACCCGCGATCGCTATCAGCACCTGTTCGAAAACCTGAGTGAGCGCTTTCCCTCAACGCCGGAAAACCCCAACGCAACCGCTGACGCTTACCTGAGCCGTGCCCGCGGCTTCGACATCACCAAGCTGCAGGGCTGGTACACCCAAGGGCGTCGCCAGATGAAGCCATCCGGGGAGTGGGCTGACACCGTCCGTTTCCCGCTCAGCGACGGCTACTGGGAGCGCATCATTGATGCTCGTGCCATCGCCGGTAACGAGGACCAGAAGGCCGGCATCAAAGCGGGCATGAAGTACACCAACTCCGGGTGGGTACCACCTGGCCAGACGATCGAGAAGCACGATCGGGTGTACATCGTCGAAGGCATTTTCCACGCTATCGCTCTCCACCTGGCCGGCTTCAAGGCTATTGCCGCTGTCAGCTGCGTGAACTTCCCCTGGGATATCGTTGAGGCCAACGAGGGCAAGATGGTCACCTGGGTAGTCGCCCTGGACGACGACAAGGCCGGCCGGACCTACATCCGCAAGCACCTCAAGCAACTGCGATCGATGAAAGAGATCGGGTGGGTTGCCCTGGCCGGCGAGCTGGACTGGGACGACGTCTACCGTGATGGCAAGCTTGACCAGGTCTTCATCGAGGACGCCTGTTACCGGGGGCGCCTGTTCACCGCTGAGAGTGCGCGCAAACTAGCCTACCTGGTCTACCTGCGTCGGCCCGCAGGCTTCTACCTGGTCGAATTCAACAACCAGCTGTTCTCTGTTCGGGTCAACCAGGCCGAGCTGACCAAGGCCCTGGACGACCAGAAGCTGGAAGGAAATCGTGACATCTTCTACGGCGCGTCACGAGTCGAGCAGGTGTCTAACTGCGTACCGGACCTGGACTACCTGGAGAAGGACGTCATCACCGGCGAGCAGCGCTATCACTTCAGCTTTGCCTTCCCGGACCAAAGCCGCAACTGCCAAGCCGCACTGTCCTCCGGATCGATCGCTGATCCCCGAGGCTTCGTGAAGGGCATGCTGGACTTCACACCTGGCGGTAACTTCGAAGGTGGCGCCCGAGAGCTGGCCTGGCTCAAAGCCAAGTGGCTGAATGACGAGTATCGACCTGTTCGCACTGTGCGCAGCCTGCCGTTCTTGGGCTACGACGAGGATACAGGCACCTACTGCTTCCCTGAATTCGGTTTTCAGAATGGCCGCGAGCTGCAGGTGAATAGTCACGGCTTCATCGAGGTGAAGGGCCGGGGGATCAAGACTGCGCTGGCCACCGTCAAGTTCGAGCGTGGCGAAGATTTCGATCCGTCCTGGTTCCGCGACTTCGTGGACGTCACCGGTATGAATGGCCTTGGCGCCCTGGCCTGGTGGACCGCTTCGCTCTTTGTCCAGCAGATCGCAAGCCAGCAGGCCTCGTTCGGCTTCCTGGAACTGAGCGGTGAACCAGGTTCTGGCAAATCCATGTTGCTCCGCCTGCTCTGGCGCCTGCTCGGCCGGGAAAATACCGAAGGCATCAAACCGAGCGGATCGGGGGCAAGTGCCGTCGGCCTGCTCCGCTCGTTTGCCGAGGTCAGCAACCTGCCGCTGGTACTGATCGAGTCCGACCGGACCTACATCGATGCCCAGGGTCGCACGGTCACCATCCAGTTCACCTGGGACGACGTGAAACCGATGTTTGACTACCACGCCCAACTGCGCGTGACAGGTGCGAAAACGACCGGCAACGAGAAGCGCGTAGACCTCTGGCGCGGCGCGTTGGCCATCGCACAGAACGCGAGCGTCACCGGCGACGAGGCGACGCTGTCCCGGATCGTCCACTTCCACTTCACGAAGGATGGCCACAGCCTCGCTTTGAAACCTAAGGCCGAACGCCTCAAGGCTTTGCGGGCAAAGCAGGTAGGCGGTTACCTCCGCCGCTGCCTGGCCAATGAAAAGGTGTGGCTGGACCGGTACTTCGAAGCCTTTGCACGCTACGAGAACAAGCTGATGGAAAACCCAGCCATCACCGAAATGCGGATCTACCAGTCCCATGCCCAGGTGTTGGCAGCGGCCTATGCCACACAGATGTTCTTCCCTGACTGGAGCAGCGAGGACCTGGATCAGCTCGCAGCCCACGTTGAGTCCCGCGCTGTGGATCGGCAGCAGCGTTGCAAGTCGGAAGATCCTACGGCTGCGAAGTTCTGGCAGATCTATCACTACCTCAACGAGGACGTCGTGACGACGATCGACGGCGACGGCGAGCGCGACGAGGTCCGGGAGACGCTGAACCACAGCGTCGACAAAGAGCTGATCGCCATCAACATCGAGCACTTCCAGCAGCGCTGCAGGATGGCCGGTCAGGAAGTCATCCCTGACGTTCAACTGCGTCGAGCCTTGTACAGCAGCACCACGCACAAGTTTATCGAGATCCGCAAAGCCCGCTCCCGCATCGAGAAACGTTCCCTGAACCTCTGGTTCTTCAGCAAACGTGGAGGGGCCTAAAACGTATGGGATCAACCTGGGGAGGGGGTAATCCATGGAGGTAAAGGAATTTGTGCGAAGTCCCCTCTTCTATCTGGAATATCCGGAACATCAGTAAATAAATAATAAAAAAATCAATAAATACAGGTAGTTGAGAGATCCAAACGTGTTCCGCCAGTACCAGAACTTACCAGAACAGACCGGAACAAATTCCGTTCCACCATGTTCCGGCAATGTTCCGGACTTGACCTTTGGGTCAAATACCGCTGTAGCCCAGTAATCACGCGGCCTACAGCGAACTTTAGGGAAAAGCATGTTCCGGCATGTTCCGGTAGTACCGGAACATTTTTACAAGGCTGGAGGCCGCGTAAATCAAGGCTTCCGGATTTTCACCCCGGCAATGTTCCGGATGTTCCGGACAAAACGGGGGCAACCACAAGTTTGTTCCGCCAACAGGCGATTTAAGGAGAGGCAAACCATGCAACAACAACTGAATCCTGAGCTGCAGCAGGCTGTAACGGACTTTCGAGAGTTCGCCAAAGAGCGCTGGGTGAAGCTGTCCAAAAACCCTCTGGCCTTCGCACTCCTGGAGTTTGACGGCCAGCGCTTCAAAGTAGAACTGGTCCAACTGGCATTCGAGGCTTTCCAGCATCAAGCCGACGCAGCACCACCTCAACTGTTCGCCAGCATTCGCGAGGACAGCAAGTATCACCATCAGATCGACTGGTGCATCCATAACGGCCATGGCCACCCCTTCCCTGTGGCGTTCCGTGCAGCCCTGGACGGCTACGTCCTTGCCGGTGGTGCCGGCGGTGCCTATCGCATGGCTGACGTGGATCTGCATGTTCTGCATGAGGGCGAGTTGTACCGCGTCGCGGAAGGGGGGAGCGGGAAATGAGCAACGGACTCCGCACCATGGCGTCTGCACTGGCCGCCATCCAGGCCCATCAGGCAGAAGTGCCAGCCATCCGAGTCGCGGGCACTCAGGCGCTCAATCGGTTGGTACCGATCGCCCTGCGTGACAGCGGCCAGAGCCGTGTCCTGGGCCGTTTCCTGCTGAGCGTTTACAACGGCGAAGACTTCCCCTTTGTCATGAGCGACCTGCGCAGCTTGGACCTTCCGCTGTTCGAGGACTGCCTGAAGGTGCTGATGATGGACTACACGCCAGACCTGGAGGTGCACGAGCGGATCACGAACGGCAGCCAGATCTGGCAGCGCCTGATCGAGCAGTGGGCACCGGAGACGCTGGAATGAATGTGCTCTACACAGTGGATGGCCAGGCCGGCTCGATGCTAATGCCCGCGACCTATTTGCTGGTCGCTCGGCCAGAGGACTTGGCCGAACTGGTGACAAGCGACTTCTGGCGCAATCACCAAACCCCGCCCGAGTGCTGCGTGGTGCACCTGCACAGCGTGGACAACACGGACCTGGGGAGCTTTGAAGTTCGAAGTGTGACGCGCCCGGTATTCACGGCGAAGGCCATGAACTAGGGCTGAAAGGACAGTGCCAAGGAGTTGCAGCTCCTTGGCACCAACCACTACCAGGAGAAGAAGAACATGCAAGCACTCAACCCAAGCAGCAGCGGTTCGAAGGCTACCACAACGCCGCGCCATCTGCAGGCGACCGCCATCGTCGGCGGCGCCTTAATCGGCTTCCTGGTGATGAAAACACCTGAAGCTAGGGCCCACCTTGAGCGGTTGGCCAGTCAGGCTGATTTAACAGAACGCGACGCTGCGGTGGTCGCCGCGCATTTAGCGAATCCACCTCACATCCCTACACCTTGGGAGGCTTAACAGCATGAGATTTGAGCGCTTTAACTGCCGTGACCTCTGCCTTGAAGTGTTCAAGCCTGAGCAAAACCTCATCGAAATCGACGGTGCGGTACTTCTCGGCCAGTTCCTCTTCGCTCACCTGCAGCGTGCTAGCCATGAAGGGGCTTGTAGCCCTTCCTTCCAAGGCTTCACGCAGACCCAGGTAGTAGCGCTCAAGTCCATCAAGCCGTTTATCAATGTCCCTTTTCCTGTAAATCGCCATCCATCCTCTCCGAGATACTCAATGAAAACTCATGAAGACCAAAACCAACCACAGTATGCCGACATCGATGACTTGCTTCTGCAGCTAGATCATCAACTGATCGACCTACGCGATGCTATAGAGCGCCGCTACGACCGCGCGAGCCTATCGGAAGTGCTGAGCGCTTTGCTCGCTGCGCAATCAACCCTGAACGATGCCTGCGTAACCGTGAGCAGTGCTGTTACCAGCCACGCCCAACCATGAACTGAAGGAGATGCACACACTATGAATACCCAGCGCACCAGCTCCCGTACCGCCGACAAGTTCGTGGTCCGTCTGCCAGACGGGCTTAGGGCCGGCATCGCCGTACTGGCCGAGGACAACGATCGCAGCATGAACTCGGAGATCGTCAACCGCCTCAAGCGCTCGATCACTCAGGATCAGCTGACCGAGGAACAGACCAAGCTGATCAGCATGCTGATGCAGCGCATTACTGAACTTGAGGCACAGCTGCAGTCTGAAGCGGAGGCCGCCTAATGCTGATCGATGGACGCCTGGTGGCTCTGTGTGAGCTGGATGTAGGCCACGCCCGGCAGCAATTGGGCCTGCCCATGGATTTCTTCCTGGTCGAAGCGACCCAGAATCTGTACCACGACACCGGCAACGGCCTGACCGTCATCCCGCTCCCCGCTGATACCTTTGTGATGGCATTCGAAAACGCCAACGGGGACCGGAAATATGGCGCCGTTAAGCTGACACCAATATAGGATATAAAGACCTCAATAAAAACGGGCGCTCAGGCGCCCGTTTTCACATTTGTAGCTAGCTTGAGCTACTTTGAGCTACCTAGAAGATATCTAAAAGATACCCATTAGGTACTGTCATAGTGTCAATATACATATAAAACATATGGCATATATTGACAGAAACGCCATCAAGAATTTAGTCCCACACTTCTGGGTAAATTTCAAGGCCTTGACGCGACGCATGATGACCCACAAACTATTGGCTATGTGCCATCACGCAAAACGGAGTTACGCCATGACACACCCAGCGCCCTGCCTGATCCAGCTGGCTGACGACCTCGAAAACCACGGGAACTTGCTCGCACTATTGTGTGAACTTCCAGCAACGAGGCTTTCCGAGCGAGGCCGCATTGGACTTATTCAATTTTCAATTACTCTGAGAGAGGACTTTCAGAAAATTGAAAACCAGTTCGAGAACTACCGGGCATCGATCGCACCAAGTTGTTGAAATATCTCTTGCTGCCGAGCCCTGGGTAACGCCCGCAGTTGATCGAAGACAAGTCGATCCATCATCTGTGCAGAAGGCGTCAGGGTATGCGAGAAAGTCAGGTGCGCGACCCAGCGGTGACCGCAATCTAGACAGGTGCAATACAAGGAAGAGAACTCCCGCGAGATATCGTTCCTAGATGAGATCCGCCCTTTCCCGTTACATTCCTTGCAATAAACTCGCATATCCCCTCCCCAGGGTTCCTGTATGGGTACTATTTTGCCACATAATAGTGCCCGACGCGCCGATACATTTATTTCAAGGCTGAGTTGCTGCCGGCTCACGCCAACTGAATCTGCGATCTTCACGCAGTACTTCGTTTGCCTCATCGAACAACTGACAGATCGGCAAAATCTCGTTGCTCGTATATACCCTATCGATTTTCTCAATATCCCCAAACCCTCCGCTGTTCTCCGGGATGATGCCCGCTAGTGCCGGGTTCATACGCCATGCGGCGATGATGTCGTTCCTGGTGATGTTCTTCACTTTCTCCAGCTCGTCCTTTGCCTGGAAGTCGCCCACCGGGATGATCTTGATGGCGTTCTCATGCCCACCAGGGATGTTCACGAACATCGAGCGAAAGTTACCCACACCCTTACTTGCGCTGATTTGCGAGCGCAGGTTGTCTTCGTCCTCCTCGGACAAGTTCGGATCATTGGTATAGAAGATGTAGCCCGCGTGGGCGCCGTTGCTGTAGTAGCGCCGGCGGAACAACGTGGCTGCTTCATTCAGCAGGAGCGCCTGCAGGCCGCCGAGGTAGTCCGGGATCCCGTAGATGTTCTGCTCGACGTCGTAGTCCTTGATGTGGACGATCTCGTCCTGGTCGTACTCCTCCTCCTCGCCGTTCTGCAGCAACTGAACAAAGCCACCATCCACCTTTACCCGCATGTTGATCGCCGGCAGGTGCTCCAGCTCCAGGACGTGCCCCAGGAAGTTTTCGTGCGCCAGGAAATAAGCCTCCCCGAACACCATGTAGTCCAAGGCGGCGCAGCTCATTGTATGAGCACTGCAACCTTCCGACGGGATGAACTCACGCAGCAGCAAGTTGCGCTTGAACTTGGGAATGGCGCCGTGATGCGCGTTGGCCCGCAGCAGCTTGGCCAGGCCGGCGCGCGATACCGGCGGTTTGTACAGGCGCCCGTCGTCGCTGGGAAAGATGCCCAGGTACTCGCCGATGTTGGACGTCAGCACCTGTTCCGGCTCCCCGAACGTGAACACCCGCGTGGGCTGCTGTGCCTGTCGGTGTTTGGCTTGCGGTTTTGTCTGTCGTTTGGGCATGGCTTCCGCTCGTGAGGTAACGGCTCTTGCGCCGCTTGTTGGTGTTCAGGGGTTCGTTGTGCAAGGCGTGCATCACCGCCCATGCGATATCGGCGTGGCCGGTTGCCTCGGTCCTCGAGGCGCTGAAGGTGATTTGCCCGCCGTTGGTGGTACCGCGCTTGATAGTCAGGAAAGCCTGCGCGATGTCGGTCCAGCCGGCGTCCCACTCGATCCGGCCAGCGCGGACAACGTCCTGAGCCTTAAGCACCAGAGTGGTTTTCGTTTCCAGGCTGTAGTGGATGCGCTGCGCGCGCGGATAGAAGTCGCAAACCAGGTCATACACCCCGATACCTACGCCAGTGGTATCGATACCGATGTGCTGGACGTTGAAGCGTTCGGTCAACAGCTTGACCTGGGCGGCCTGGTAGGTGAACGACTGTCCACGCCAGCTGTATTTCTCCAGGATGCGGAAATTCCCGCCCGCCTCGGCCGGCGGCGCAACGACGACACAAGTGGCATCGTCGCGGGTACGGCTTGGGTCGTAGCCAAGCCAAACCGGAGAATTTCCAAACGGTCGCTCTTCGCCGGGCGTGTAGTCGTCCCACAGCTCAAGATCGGAGTAACAGCGTTCGAGGTCGGCCAAGGCGAATGCTGACTGGGTGCTGTCGATGAACTTGCACATGAACAGCTGTTCGAAGCGCTCTTCGTCGTTCTCCAGCCGTAGCCGATCGATGTCGAACAGATTGCAGCCGCCGGCGATGGCGTCTTCCAGCGTGATGACCTTGCGCCACTGACCATCGGGGCAGAGCTTGCCAGCATGGATTTCGTCATCACTGGGCCAGGCGCCGGCTTTCTTGGCGCGCTTGCTGTTGCGGAAGGTCTCGCCCGTCCAGAAAGGGTACGCCTCATGGGTGACCGCGCTGGGCGTGGAAAAGTAGGTCTGCCGCCATTTCGCATGGGCGGCCATCCCGCTAGCCACGCCCTGGATCTTGTCAAAGCGCGGGATCCAGAATATTTCGTCAACGTACAGATGCCCGTGATAGCTCTGCGCTGTGTTGGCGTTGGTCGACAAAAAGCGCAGTTCTGCCCAGGGCTTACCGTCTTTGCTGAGCTTGATAGGATTGCCGGTCAGCTCGATGTCGAACCATTTGCTGGCAAATTCCAAGATGTAGCTGCGGAACACTTCGGACTGGGCCCGGCTCGCAGACAGGAAAATCTGGTTGTCTCCCGTAAGCACCGCATCCATAAAAGCTTCAGCGGCGAAGTAGTACGTAAGACCGATCTGACGTGATTTGAGGATGTTGCGTATCCGTGCCGTCAGGGGGTTCTTCTTGGCAGCGAACAGCTCCATCTGATAGTTGAACATCTTGGATGTGAACTGCTCCAGGAAGTCCACCTCTGTCAGCTTGCTGACGTCGTTCTTGAGTGCCTTCTCTCGCTTTTTACCTCCCTCTCCACGCTCCCGACGTTCACCGCGACTTCCCGGCCGGCGCTGCTGGTGCTCTGCAGGCGGCTGATCGGTGGCAGGCATGGCAGCAGGCCGGCTGGACTGCTTAATCAGCTTGTCGCGCACTGCCGTTAGCCGATCCAACTCATCCAGTTCGGCCTTGGTCAGCGTGTCCTGCTTTTCCAGGATGAGAGTGATCCGCCGACTGACAGCGGTCACTGGCTCTTCATCCGTAAGCATGTCGTCCCAACCGCCCTGGCGAATCCAGTAATAGATGATCCGCACGTTCGGCAGTTTCAACTGAGCCTGGATTTCCTTCACCGAGGCACGGCGCAGGTACAGCCGCTTGGCGGCCTCTTTGACTTCGATCGAGTAGTTCATGGGGCGGAGTCTATGCGCCGAAACACCCCCAAACTCGGCGTAAAAGTGAGCGAAATTCCTAGAATCGGCGAATAGGAATTCCGCTCAAGCAAACCAGTTGGCCGGTACTACTCCGCTCCCTATCGTGGCGCTCATCGACCACCACCGAGCGCTTCAACCGATGCCCAGATCCCTTGTCTCCTACTGGAAGCGCGTAGCTGTCAGCGGCCCGACCGCCGACAACCGCGAGATCACCGTGCAGGAGCTGGTCGACTGCGCCGAAACCTACAAGTTGTCCACATACACAGCCGTGATCTGGAGCGAACACGAACGCTGGCCAGGCTCCCACGGCACCGTCTTTGCCGTACGCCTTCTGGACGAGAACGATGATCCAGAGCTGGAGCCTGGCCAGGTGGCCCTGGAAGCCCAGTTGAAGCCCAACGACAAGCTACTGAGCCTAAACGATCAGGGCGAGAAGCTGTTCTCCAGCGTCGAGATCACCCCGAACTTCGCCAACAGCGGACGCTTCTACCTCACCGGCCTGGCTGTCACCGACTCCCCTGCCAGCCTCGGCACTCAGGAGCTGTATTTCTCCCGGGGCGGCCGCAAGGGCAATCGCTATCACAAGACCTCCTACTTCTGCTCTGCCGTTGAACTGGGTGGGCTGCGCGATGGTGGCCAGCAACAAAGCGAGCTGCGCCGTGTGTTCTCCGCTTTCGCCGGCCTATTCAAGAGCTTCGCCGATACCACCACTCCTACCTCACCCGACGAGAACAAACCGATGGATGAAGCAACAGCCAAGGCGCTCAAGGCGCTGTATGAACAATTCGTGATCCTCGTAGCAGGCCTACAGGCCGTACTGGAACCTGTGGTTGAAGACGTCGATGACGCCGACAACAAGGAACAGGTTGATGCGGTGGGTACTGCCGTCCAGGACGTGGTGGACGAAGCGGACGAAAACCGCGAGTTCAACCGCAAGGATGGTAAGGGCGGTAAAAACGGCAAGGGCAAGGACGAAGTCAAGGAACTCAGCGCCCGCGTCGAGGAGCTGAAGGAAACCATGACCCAGATGTTCAACTCGACCCAGAACCGTCGCCAGGTCAAACGCACCACTGGCGCGGCTCTCGACAAGAAACGCGGCGGGGGCCTGCGCTAATGGGCGCCCTGTCGCAACGTGCTGCAGCGGAATATCTGCAGCTCCAGGACGACCTGGCCGAGGCGTACAGCGTCGATGACGCCACTCGCACCTTTGCCGTGGAACCGACCCACGCCCAAGAACTGAACGATCAGATCACCGAGCGCGTGGATTTCCTGGGTCGCATCAACGTGATCGGCGTGACCGAAATCAAGGGCGAGAAGGTCCTGCTGGGTCTGAATGGCCCCGCTACCGGGCGGACTGACACCGACGAGAACGACCGCATACCACGCGACCTCCTGGACCTGAAGAACAACCAGTACGAGTTGTTCAGTACCGAGACCGATGTGTCGCTGAAGTTCGCCACCATCGATGCCTGGGCAAAGTTCCCCGAGTTCGCCCGCAAGTACCTGGAGGCCGTGCAGAAGCGTATCGCTCTGGATCGCATTCTGATCGGCTGGAATGGCGTCAAGGTCGAGAAGCAGACCAACCGGACCCTATACCCGCTGCTTCAAGACGTGAACAAAGGCTGGTTGCAGCAGGCTCGCGAGCTGATCCCCGAGCAGGTCCTGAAACCCACCGATCCGGCCGTCAAGATCAAGATCGGCAAGGGTGGCGACTACGAAAACCTCGATGCAGCAGTGCACGACGTCAAGCAGATGATCGACCCCGTCTTCCGCGACGAGGGCGACCTGATCGCAATCATCGGCTCAGACCTGCTGGCCAACGAGAAGGGCAAGCTTTACGCGGCCCAAGGGCAGACCCCGACCGAGAAAGAGCGCATCGAGAGTGCCCAGGTGATCGATACCTACGGCGGCCTGCCCTCTTTCGTGGTCCCGTTCTTCCCGGGCAAGGGCATTCTGGTCACCTCCTGGTCCAACCTTTCGATCTACTTCCAGGACACCAGCTGGCGTCGCCACCTGCTCGAAAACCCGAAGCGCTCCCGCGTCGAGGACTACAACGGCCGTAACGAAGGTTACGTGATCGAGCAGCTGGGCAAGTTCGCCTACCTGGAATCCGATGGGGTGGAAACCGTATGAGCCTCGCACTAGCGCACAAGCGCCGTGTGCTGGAGCTAGGCACCGCTGCAGTGGCCCAGGTGGCTGCTGCAGCGGCCGTACCCTACTCCCCAGGCGAGGCCCTGAGCAGCCCGGCCAATGCTCGCAAGCACCTGAAGCTGATGGAGGCCAGCCTGGACGCGGACCTGGTCCGCTTGAAGGCGATCCCGAACCTCGCCGGCAAGCAGGACCTCAAGCGCACCGAGCTGCTGCCCAAGTACCAGGAGTACATCCAGCGTTATCTGGAGTCTGGCCTGCAGCTGCAGAACCGCGTCCTGGTGCAGGTGATGGTCTGGCTGTTCGACACCACCCAGTTCGATGACGCCCTGGAGCTGGCCGACATTGCGATCGAGCAAGGCCAACGACTGCCGGCGACGTTCAAGCGCAAGGACATTCAGACCTTTGTCGCTGATGCCGTGGGCGACTGGGCCTATGCCGAGTATGAAGCCGGGCGCAGCCCTGAGCCCTACCTGTCGGACCTGCTGCCGCGTGTAGATGGCGAATGGACCCTGCCGGAGCAGATCCCGAGCAAGTTCCACAAGCTGATCGGCATCCGAGCCATGGACGACCAGCAATGGGATGTCGCCCTTAAGCACCTGGAGCGTGCCACCGAGCTGTACCCGCAGGCGGGCTGCGGGACGCGCATCAAGAAGTGCCGACGTGTCCTGGCGCGCGTGGAAGCCACCGCCGGCGAAACCGAATAACCGACTACCCCCCCAGCGGGAACCCGTGAAGCGGAGTCAGCCATTTATGGCCAGCCCCCGTCGAAACGGTGTTTCCCGCCCTTTTCGAGTGATCAGCGATGAGCTTTTCAGGCAAACCGACAACCGTGGTGGAGCAGACCATCGAGAACAACGGCTTCTGGCCGAACCTCTCCCTGGCTGAGTACCAGAAGGCTTACCGCCTGCCCGGCGAGTACCTGAGTGAAACGCTGGTCACTCACCTCAACGTGTCCATGGCTGAGGTGAATCAGGACCTGGCCAAGCTGATGACTGGCTGGCAAGGCCTGGGTATCAGCGAGGTGGCCACCGCAGACTCGCAGCTGCTACCCGAGCGCAGCTTTAAAGTCGAGCTGTACAAACGTGCCGTGTACTGCCGGGCCAAGGCCACTGCCCTGACCGACTTTGCGACCGTTACCCGCCGCGAAGTGGCCGAGAACACTGGCAAGGAGGCGCCAGAGCGCGCTGAAACCTACCTGGCGTTCAGCCAGGCTGCCGTGCGAGCCCTGCAGGGCCGCAGCCGCATCACGGCGGTGTTGCTGTGATCAAGCTGCAGGCACTCACCCGCTATCTGATCGAGCGTCAGCTGGTCCTGCCTGAGCAGCTCGACAGCTGGGCCGACCAGGTGCAGATGGATCTCGTCTGGAAACCAGGCGAGCAGGGCTTGCACATGGGCGACATGCAGTACACCGCCACCATTGTCATCGAGCGCTTTGCTGACCAGCCGGTGCGCCTGTTGGCGTTGGTTAGCACCTGGCTCGAGGCGAACGACCCAGACCGCGAGGACCTGCAGAGTGTCACCTTCGAGGTAACCATGCTCGACAACGACTTGGCCGACGTGGACATCAAGATCCAGTTCATCGAGCCCCAGCACCTGGTCGAGGATCCCGCCGGCGAGTTCAAGGTACTGGGCCGGACCTGGACCCTTGCCCCGTACGAGCTCTGGGTAGCTGAGGAAGGTGAGGTGACCACTCATGACGACTGATCACCTGGCCCTGGACGTACGCGGCATGCTCGAGGCCGAGAACCTGCTCGCCCTCCTGGATCTGCCCCTGGTCAAGCGCAAGCGCCTGCTCAACAACGTCAGCAAGCGCGTGCGCACGCTGAGTCGCCAGCGTATCCGCAACCAGCAGAACGTTGATGGCACCCCCTTTGCCCCACGCAAGGACAGCAGCAAGGGCAAGAAGAAGATGGAAGCGGGCCTGGGCAAGCTCCTAGAGGTCACCCGCTTGAGCGGCGAGGACGCCGAGCTGGGTTGGCGGAACGCGCTCACCCGCTGGGTTGCCTCCCAGCAGCACAACGGCGTCTCTGAGCGGCGCACAGCGGCCCAGATGCGCCAGTGGAACAAGGTCCCGCCAGGCACGGCAGCGACCCTGAAGCAGGCCAAGCGCCTGCGTCAGCTGGGGTTCAAGGTCCGCTTGGCTGGCAAGAAAGCCGCCACGCGCCCGGCCGTTGCCTGGATTCAGGAGCACCTGAACTACGCCCGTGCGGGCCTGCTGATTCGCCTCCTGGACACAGAACGTAACGCGACCTCTGGCGCGCAGAGCTGGGAAATCTCCCTGCCGGCCCGCCAGTTCCTGGGCGCGAGCAACAGCGAAACCAGCGAGCTGGTGAACCTGGTGCTGCGCCAGATCCTCAACTCACCTGTTTAACGAGGCGTACATGGCACTCGGCAAAGTCAGCGTCAACAACCTCAACCTCGGCCAGGGTGCTGTGACCGAAGTTGAGCGCTATTTCCTCTTCATCGGGCCCGCGACCAAGAACGCCGGCCAGATCCTGGCACTGAACCAGGACAGCGACCTGGACGTACAGTTGGGCACGGCAGCCAACGACCTGAAGACCCAGATCACCGCTGCGCGCCTCAATGGGGGTGATCGTTGGGCCTGCCTGGCTATGCCTTTGGCCAGCTCCGATAGCTGGCAGGGTGCCCTGACCAAGGCCATGCAGCATGGTTATTCCGTCGAGGCGGTGGTGATCACCAAACCGGTGGCCGAAGCCGCCGACCTGACTGCCATGAACGACGCCGCAGTTGCCATCGGCAACACCTACGCCCGGCGCTTGTTCGTGATGGCGGCCACTGCCGGCATCCTGGCCCCTCAGACCTGGAGCGAGTATCAGACCGCCCAGATGGCGATCACTGCTGGTGTGTCCGCGCCGCGCGTAATGGTGGTGCCGCAACTGCACGGCAACGACCTGGGCGTTTTGGCAGGCCGCCTGGCCAATGCCGCCGTCAGTATCGCGGACAGCCCAATGCGGGTGGCCACCGGCGCCGTGCTCGGCCTTGGCGATACGCCTGTGGATAAGGACAACGTCCCCCTGCAGTCAGCTACCCGCGCAGTGCTTGATGCCGCCCGTTTCTCGGTATCGCAGACCTACGCGGACTATCCAGGCGTGTACTGGGCCGACGGTAACCTGCTGGATGCCCCGGGCAGCGACTACCAGGTGATCGAGAACCTGCGCGTCGTCGATAAGGCGGCACGTCGCGTCCGGATCCTGCTGATCCAGCGCATTGCCGATCGGCGCCTGAACAGCTCGGCCAACAGCATGGCGACCAATATCAGCGCGCTGATGGCGCCGCTGCGGGCCATGGCCAAGTCCACCGCCGTCGGTACCCAGGTGTTCCCGGGTGAGATCCAGCAGCCGAAGGATGGCGACATCGTCATCAACTGGCTCAGCAAGACCGCGGTCGTGGCTTACCTGACCCTGCGTCCCCTCAACTGCCCGAAAGACATCACCGCGAACATCGCGCTGGACCTTTCCCCTGAAGCTTCGGAGTAACCCATGGCGGCAAAACTGAGTGGCAAGAATTTCGACGTCAACCTGGGCGACAACAAAGTTCACGTCGAAGCGGCCTCGCTGGGCATCACTGACAACAGCACCACCGCGCAAACCCGGGGCGTACCGAACGGCTGGGTCGACGGCGACGTGGCGGGTGCGGGCGAGATTGAGGTGGACCACACCAACTTCTTACTGGTGGTCGCACAGGCCAAGTCTGCCGGCAGCTTCCGGGAGCTCGCCCCGTTCGACATCGTCTTCTTCGGCAAGGTCGCGGACGAGGAATGCCGCATTGAGGCCTTCGGGTGCAAGCTGCGCATCTCCGATCTTTTGAACATCGATCCGAAGGGCGGTGCCAAGACCACGTACAAGCTCCCGTACGACGTCACCAGCCCGGACTTCATCAAGATCAACGGCGTGCCGTACCTGTCCGCGGCTGAGATCGAGGATCTGACCTGATGGTTTGCCCGTTCGACCGTGCCCAGGACGTGGAGCAGCGTCAGCGTGACCAGGCGATCAGCGCCGTCCTGGCCCGTGCACGCCCGTCCGGGCCAAGCCGCACCCACTGCAAGGATTGTGACGACGAGATCCCTGCTGCGCGGCAGGCGTTCGGCGGCATTGAACGTTGCCTGCCTTGCCAATCCTTGGTCGAGAAAAAGGACCTGCGATGAGCACAAATCAAGCTGCCCAGGACACTGCCATCGCCGTCGTGAAAGCGGCGCCGGCGATCGGCGTAGCGGCCACCGGTGCGACCGGTGCCGTCGACTGGTCGGCGGTGGCCTACATGCTCACTGCGCTCTATATGTTGCTGCAGATCGTGCTGCTGGCTCCGAAATATCGCCAGATGCTGCGCGATTGGAGGGCCAAGTAATGAGCCTTCGCAACAAGATCCTGACCGGTGCCGTCACGCTTGTGCTGGGTAGCAGCACGCTGATGGCGTTCCTGGGCAACTGGGAGGGCGATGGGCAGAACGTGGTCTACCCCGACAAGCTGGCCCGGGGCCTGCCCACCGTCTGCAAGGGCATCACCCGCTACACCAGCCCGTACCCGGTGGTCGTGGGCGACTACTGGTCGCCGGCACGCTGCGCCGAGGTGGAACAGCTGGTGGTCAAGAACGGCCAGCTGGGCCTGGCTGATTGCCTGACGAACGACAAGGTCAGCCAGAACACTTTCGACGCCCTGAGCAGCCACGGCCACCACTTTGGAACGCCGGCGACCTGCGCGAGCCGCGCCTTGGCGCTCATCAATGCCGGCCGTATCGCTGAAGGCTGCAACGCGCTGGCTTGGGGGCCGGATGGCCGCCCAGTATGGGCCTACGTGACCGACGCCAAGGGCAACAAGGTGTTTGTGCGCGGGCTGCACGCCCGCCAGCTGGATGAAGCGAGGTTGTGCGCCTCATGACCCTTTCCCCGATTCGACTGCTCCTGGTCGTGCTTCTGGTCGGCCTTTCCGGCTGGGTTGTGTTTGACCAGGTGCTGCAGCAGCGCAATACCGCTCGATCGGAGCGCGACACGGCGCAGAACGAAGCCGCAGGCCTTCGTGAGGCGGCTCGGATCACCGGGGAGCGCCTGGCTACGGCCGCCGCGAACGACACAAAGAACACCCAGGAGCTAAGTGATGCCCTCAAGAACAACCAAGATCTGCGCCGTGCTGTTGACGACCGCGATCAGCGGCTGCTCGTCAAAGCCAGCTGCCCTGCAGCAGGACACGGGCTCACTAACCCCGGCGCCGGCGGCCTGGCTGATGGAGGCACCGCCGAACTCTCGTCAGACGCTCGATCGGATTATTTCACCCTCCTCGATCAGCTTGCCCTCAGCAAGCAAATGATCCTTGGGCTGCAGGACCACGTCCGCAGCTTCTGTACCACCAAACCCACTACTGGAACCGCACCATGACCGAGACCAACCGCACCATCACCCTGGAAGTCAAAGAACAGGAGTTCGACTTTTCCCTGACGCCCGAAGACGTCACCAAGTACTTCAACGGTACCACCCAGGCCAACAAGGTGGCGCCGGCCCACAACCTGCTGATGCGCACCGTCAAACAGGAGCAGAAGGCAGCCCTGAAGCCGTTCTTGGAAAACCCGGTTTACACCATGACCCTGGCCAGCGCCCTGGTTGATGAATACGCCCCTGATCTGGGCGTGATCGTAAAAAAGTCCTCGAGCACGCTGACGGCCTGAACGACGACGGGCTAGGCCAGCTGATCGCCCTGCAGAAACGCTGGCTGCCCGGTACCGAGCCTTCAATTGAAAACCTCGGTACAGCGAAATGGCTGGAAGACGAGCACTGGCGGCGGACTGAAATAGCCGTCGCCAATGCCATTGCCCACGCACTGAACGGATGACCCCATGGCAACCCAATCCGCCCGCTTGGCCTTCATCCTGAGCCTGACCGACAAGGTCACTGGCCCAGCGAGCAAGATCAAGAACACCATCACCGACCTGGCCGACTCCGGCGCAGCCAACATCGTGCGCATGGGTGCGGGTTTTGTTGGGCTGCGTGAGTCGTTCGAGGGTCTTTCTGCCGTCCTGGAACCGGCGCGGGAGATGAACAGTGCCCTGGGTGATGTCAGAGCCATGGGCACGGCCGAGGATGCCTTGGATTCGCTCAACACCAAGGCGCTGGAGTTTTCCGTGCAGTACGGTGCCAGCGCGGTCGAGTTCGTGTCCTCAGCCCGCTCCATCGAGGGCGCGATTCAGGGCCTGGTCGGTAACCAGCTGGCCACCGTGACCAATGCCAGCAGCGTGCTGGCCAAGGCCACCAAGGCCGACACCGAAACCACCAGCCAGTACCTGGGCAGCATGTACAACCTGTTCAAGTCCGAGGCCGACAGAGTCGGGCGGGTGCAGTGGGTCGAGCAGCTGACCAGCCAGACAGCCCTGGCCGTGAAGCTATTCCGCACGGACGGCGCGCAGTTGAAGGACGCCTTCAAGGAAGCCGGCGCGATCGCCACGGCCTCGGGCATCAGCTTTGCCGAGCAGATGGCGGTAATCGGCACGCTCAGCAGCACCATGGAAGGCGGCGATGCCGGCGGCCGCTACAAGGCCTTCTTCGAGAACATCGGCAACGCCTCGGAAAAGCTGGGTATGCAGTTCACCGATACCAACGGCAAAGTACTGCCGATGGTGGACATCCTAGGCAAACTCCAGGGCAAGTTCGGGGACCTCAAGGATGCCGCCGGCAACGCCAAGCTGGTCGAGGCTTTCGGCGGAGAGGGCGCCCAGGTGATCGGCGCGCTGGCCATGGACACCGACCGGCTCCGCAACGGGATCGCCGAACTGGGCCAGGTGCGCGGTCTGGAGAACGCCGAGAAGATGGCCCAGGCCATGGTCGACCCGTGGGAGCAGTTCGGCCAGGCTGTGCAGGCGCTGCGCATTGCGTTCGGCCAGGCGCTGATACCCATGCTGACCCCACTCATGAACAAACTGGTCGGCATTGCGCAGACACTGACCCGCTGGACCCAGCTGTTCCCGAACATCACCAAGGCGCTGGGCATCGCCACTTTAGCTGTGATCGGCATCATCGCCGCCATGTCGGCCCTGACCCTGGTTGTCGGCATGGGCAGGATGGTCTGGCTGGGCTTGGTCACCGTCTGGAAGATCCTGACCTGGACGGGGTACCGCTCGATCGCCATGTTCCTGTACCACACGGTGATGGTCACCGGCTTCGTCGCCGGCATGGCCTTGATGTACACCTGGATGGGCCTGGTGCGCGGGGGCATGCTGCTGTGGCAGGGCGCGATCTGGCTGGTGAATGCTGCGATGCTGGCCAACCCCGTGCTGTTGATCACCGCCGGCGTGATCGCCCTGGGCGTGGTCGTGGCCGCCGCGATCGTCTACTGGGACCAGTGGACCAGCGCCCTGATGAACACCACGGCGTTCCAGTGGATCGCCGCTCAGCTGCAGACCCTGTCCAACTGGTTCGGCTCGATCGGCGGCTGGACCGGCCTGGCCAAATCTGCCTGGGACGGCATCGTGGGGATCTTCAAGGACTCCATCAACAGCCTGATCGGGATGCTCAACAAGATCCCCGGCGTGGAGATCGATGCGGTGTTCAGCGACCTGCCAACCATGCCGCAGGTCCCTGGCATGTCAGCGCCCATTGCGGCGACGTCCTCGCTTGGCGAGCAGGCCGAACAGACCCGTCAGCGCCTCAGCCAATCCGCCGCCGGCATCAGCCCCAGAGCGCCCTCGGCAGTTCCGCCGGGTGGCCTGCTGCGCTCGATCCAGAACAGCACCACCACCAACAACGACCAGGCCAAGAAGACCCACATCGAGAACCTGACGATCAGGACAGACAAGCAGATGACCCCGCACGAACTCGAAAACCTGATGGAAATGGCGGCCGGCTGATGGGCATCTACATCGATCTGTTGATCACCAACAACGACCTGACCCTGGACCCCTCGAACCAGCCGCTGCTGGTCGAGGACCGGGCCAGTATCGCCCAGGACATCGGCCACATGATTCGCGAGTCCGGTTTGCTCAAGGCGCTGGTGGCCGAGCGTAGCCGACTGCGCCAGGCCGACTGCATCCAGCAACTGGAGCTCCTGGTCGAGACCGACGAGCGCCTGGTACCGGGCACCGTGCAATTCATCCTGCAGGAACCAGGCAAGTACTTGGTGACCGCCACGACCGTGGCATTCGGCACCGTGGAGGTAGTGGTGTGAGCGACCTGGACTTCAAGCAAGCGCTGGCAGATGCCGGCGTCCCGACCACCGAGGCCAAGCTGAAGGCCGCTTGGGAAGCGGAAGTTGCCGCCCAGGGCAGCAAGCTGAGCAATACCAGCTCCTGGTCGCCATTCTGGCGGGTCGTCACGGCCCTGGTCACCAAGCCGGTGCTGTGGCTGATCGACTTTATCGCGGGCACCGTGCTGCCGAACTTCTTTGTGAAGACGGCCATCGGCGCCTGGCTGGATCTGCTGGCGTGGCAGGTCAATGTTGAGCGCAAAGCCGCCACCAAGGCTGTCGGACAGCTGCTGTTCACGCGGAGCTCCGTGGCGGGCACGCTGGAGATCCCTGCCGGCACCCGGGTGCAGTCGATCGCCATCAACGGCAACGTCTACGTCATGATCACCACGGCCGCCGCCCAGTTCTTGGACGGCCAGGCGCAGGTGCTGGTCCAGGCCGAGGCCTTGGAGGCCGGTACCGGCTACAACCTTGCCCCGGGCTATTTCTCGATCCTGCCCGAGCCGATCCCTGGCGTGGTCCAGGTCGTCAACGCCGAGGGCTGGTTGCTCGAGCCCGGCGCCGACACCGAAGGCAACGACGAGCTGCGCCTTCGGGTACGCAACCAGTTCTCGGCGGTCAACCAGTGGCACACCGATGCCGTGTACCGGGCCATGATCGCCGCCTTCCCGGGCGTGCAGGCCGATGGCATCTATTTCGAGCACGGTGCTCCTCGAGGACCTGGTACCGCCAACGCCTACGTGCTGTTTGAAAACGACTCGCCGGCCGATGCCTACCTGGCGCAGATCAACGCCCACGTGCGCGATGAGGGCAACCATGGCCACGGCGACGACCTGCTGGTCATGCAGATCCCAGAAACCCAACATCTGGTGCGCGTCACCGTCTGGCCACATACGGTCGTGGGCAGCGAAGGCTGGGACTCGCTCAAAGCGAACATCGCGCTGTTCATCAGGGCCGCTTTCCGCGAGAACAGTGACTACAAGGCGACCCTGACTTACCCGCAGTCCCAGTTCTCGTTCAGCCAGCTGGCCACAGAGCTGCATGAGCAGTTCCCTGGCATCAAGTCGCTGGACTTTGAGAACACCGACATCGTCTCCGAGTTGAGCATTCCACGACTGATCGGCGTGGAGGTGGTGCCAGGTGATTAAGTTGATCCTGCCGTTCTGGCTCGACGGTAAAGAGCTGGCCAAGTTGAAAGCCGCCGCCCAGTCCTGGTGGGCAAAGGTGGAGAGCTGGGTGCAGTGGCCATTGCTGCAACTCGATGCCGAGACCTGTCACCTGACCATTCTCAACCTGCTGGCCTGGCAGCGGGACATCCAGCGATTCGCCGGCGAGCCGGAAAGCCTGTACCGCCTGCGCGTCAAGTACGCCTTCATCAATGCGGTGGACGCCGGCAACACCGCCGGCTTCGTGCGGATATTCGAGCGCCTGGGCGTCGGCTATGTGGAAGTCCAGGAGCGGGTTTCAGGCCAGGACTGGGACATCGTCCTGCTGCACCTCTCCGACAGCCAATTGAGCGAAAACCCGACGCTACTGCGGGTCCTGATGCAGCAATACGGCCGCACCTGCCGGCGTTACGACTTCGTCACGATCACCTCGGTGAAGCTCAACCTGGGAGTTGCCGCCTTCAGTGACGACCAGCAAACCCTGGTTGCCAGCCTCGACGATTCGCTGGCGAAGCTGACCGTGATCAACGAACTGACCCTTCTCACTGAAGAACTTCAATAAGGAGCCCCATGGGAGCGAGTATCACCCTGGCCGGCGAAAGCCTGATTGCCCAGAAGCAAGGCGCCCAGCAGAAGCTGGAAGTGACCCAGTTCGTCCTGGCCAACGTGCCAGGCCTGGACGTCAACGGACCGGTCAACCGAGCGGGCTCCGTGCCGCCGGCGGCCCAGATCGTTTACACCGCCGACGTAACGCGCCAGGGCTATGTGAGTCCTCGCCAGGTGATCTACAGCCTGATGATCACCTCGGACGTTGGCGACTGGGACTTCAACTGGATCGGCCTAAAGACGGCCGAGGGCGTGCTGCTGGCAGTGGCCTATGTCCCGCTTCAACAGAAGCGCCGGAACATCCCGCCCACCCAGATCGGCAACAACCTCACCCGCAACTTCCTGGTGGAGTTCAACGGCGCCCAGCAGCTGACCGGCGTTACGGTGGATGCCAGCACCTGGCAGCACGATTTCACCGTACGGCTTACCGGGATCGATGAGCGTGAGCGCCTGAGCAACCGCGACATGTATGGCCGGGCTTGCTTCTTCCACGACGGGTTGGAGGTCGAGCGGAACAGCTTTGGCTTGTTCCAGGTCAAGCTCGGTGTGGCCTACGTCGAGGGTATTCGGGTGACTCAGATGGTCCCGACCACTGTGCAGTTTCCTGCGCTCCCTACCAGAGCCTGGATCGATGTCAGCCTTACACAGGACGGCAGCGAGGTACTGGGAACCTGGACGGTGGTCTTCGGTGAAGTCAAAACCGATTACCAGGACAGTAATGGCCGCTGGCATTACTTGGTTGAGCTGGCCGATGTGGACGCGCTCGGTACAGTTACCGATCTGCGCCCTTGGCAGCCCATCACCACCGCACTGATTGAGCACTTTGCGGCTCGCAACGGTGACTATGAACATCTCCGCGCCCGGGCGACTACCAAGGAAGACGTGGGGTTAGACCAGATCCCCAATGCGATCAGTGATGATCCAAACACCGACAGCAGCGCAGTTTTAGCCACCACCAAAGCATTGAAAATGCTGCAGGACCAGTTGGATGAGTCAATGGCCGCAATGGTCACTCACTTTGATATGGAAGTGCCGCCACTGGGCTTCCTGCGTGCCAATGGCGCATCGGTCTCTCGGACCACATTTGCCAGGCTTTTCAGAAAGATCGGTACAAGGCATGGCTCGGAAAGCCCGACAACCTTCAAGTTGCCAGAGGTCCGAGGCGAAGTGATCCGAGGGTGGGATGACGGTCGCGGTATCGATCCTGGTCGTGTGTTGGGTAGCTGGCAGGACAGCCAGAACCTGCTCCATGACCACGCTGTGGAAATCCAGCCTGGCGGCGAGCACGACCATGAAATTGAGGTTCCACGCGACCTTGGGCAACGTCAGGACGACATCGCAAACGACGCATTCCTTGGTGATGAAGTTGAAGAGGGCATGCAGACCATCCGAACCACCCGGGCCCCTAACCATACCCACGGCGCGACGATCAGTTCTTCGGGGGGCAACGAGGCCCGTCCGCGCAACATCGCCTTTCTTGCCTGCATCAAATACTGAGGATCTGTCATGGCCACCAAAATCGTCTATCAGCTCAACGACCAAGGCCTGTATGTCGGTCAGGCAACTGCAGATGAGTCGCCGCTTGAGCCTGGCGTTTGGTTGATCCCCGGTGGCTGCGTGACCGTGGCCCCACCTAAGGCGCCGCCTGGGAAAGTCTGCCAGTGGGACGGCCAGCAGTGGCGACATGTCGAGGTGCCGGCATGAGCTGGGTGCCCGTGCAAATGCGTTGGCCCAGCCAGGCCACGTCGTTTCTGGACGACCTGGGCGGTGTCCAGGATTTGGCCGCCGGCGAGCTGGCCAGCACCGTCGAGCGCGTAGCTGAGTTGGCCAGCCTCGCCACCACCAATCCTGGTCAGGTCGGTGACGCGGCGCTGCAGCTGGCCACCGCTGGCCGATCGGCGCTGGCCAGTGCGCTCGGCGAAGCGCCGCAGGCTTTGGTAGTGACGCCATTCCAGAGCGGTGTTGGCCAAGGCAGTGGCTATCAGCGCTACCTATCCGCGCCGAACCTGCTCAGACACATGGCGGGCAAGCTGACCGATACCAGCGACGAAAACCGCCCAGACTCTGCGGGCCATGCCTTGGTGCTGATCTTCGTTGCGACCCGCTACGACCACCTGGCCACCGCCCTGTCCAGCCTCAATGCGCTGCTGCCCATGAAGGACCTGCAGCGTGCCGAGCGGCGAGCACGCCAGCTGTTCGACCTCGAGGCCGAGAAGTGGGCCTTGCCGGCGGCCGGCGCCCTGCCGCTGTGGGGCAGGTTGCCGTTGGAGCGGTGCACGATCACCAAAGTCTCGAACCAGGTGATGACCAGCCAGCTCGCTGCCCTGGAGAGCTACGCCGACAGTTCGCCTGCAGCTGATCTGGCGGCCTTGGCTGCGCGCAAAGCCACGCAGGGCGAGAGCATGGCCCAGAATCTGGCCGCGCTGAAAGAGCAGCTGTCAGGCAGCTCGGCCAGCACCAACATCCGGGCACGCCTGATCGGCCCGGGCAACAACGCTGAGCTGGCCAGCCAACTGGTAGCCGGCGATGCCCCGGGTCATGAGTGGCCGCTGTCGGCCGGCGTGATGCTGGTGGGATCGCTCCCCGGGCTGGCGTTCGTACGGGAGCTGGTGGGCCTATGACCATGCTCCTCAACGGCCAGCGGGTCGAAGGCAAAAACCTCAAGGTCACCGCGAGCCTCAGTATCGAAAGTGAGGACTTGTCGGGGCAGACCAGCAATACCGACTCTGCGCACAAGGGGTTCAAGCCCAAGACCCTGACTGTAACGCTGTTGATCCGCTACCAGGACCACGCCCAGCTGCGCGCGCTGATGGCCCTGGCTGAGGCCACCGAATCGGGCGGCCAGCGCAAGACGTACCGCGTGGTCAACGACACCGCCACGGCCTTTGGCGTGCGCCAGGTGCAGTTCACTGACAGCGTCAGTGCCCGCGAAGCGGACACCCAGAAGGCCTGGATGGTCCAGTTCAGCCTGACCGAAAAACTCTCCAACCCGGAAAAGGTGGAAAAGCGCCGCAGCCCGGCCAGCGTGGCCCAGCAGGCGGCGACTGGTACTGCAGTGGGCGGCACCGGTACCGGCGCAGTCAGCGAATCTGGTACCGGCTCCAGCGCCGAGCTGAGCAGCTTTGAGACGGTGCTCAAGCGTGTCGACGACTTCCTGGGCGGTGCAGCATGAGTATGAGACTGCACAAGGTGGCGACCATTGGGGGCACGGTCTACCAGCTGGTCGGCGATGACATCCGCCTGGACCTTAGAAGTCCTGGGCGGGCCAACCTGCGGATCCAGGCCACAACGCCGGTCACTGGCCTGGTGACTGTCGACATCGGCTACAACGAGCGAACCCTGCAGCGCCATTTCCTGGGCTACGTCGAGCGCTGCACGCCCGCTAATGCTGTCAGCCAGGTGGTGTTCTGCCGTGAGCTCACCGGAATTCTGGCCGCGCCTTTGCCGCTCAATCTGCGCCACGCCGACATGCGCACGGTCCTGGACGAGATCCACCAGAAGACCGGCCTGCGCTTTCGGGTTCCGGATCAGCCGTACGCTGCGGTAAAAGCCCCGTTCTTCTACAGCCTGGCTTCTGGCTTCCAGGCCATGGACAGCCTGGCCAAGGTCTTCGGTATCAAGGACTTCATCTGGCAGCAGCAGGGCAACGGCGAGGTATATGCCGGCAGTTGGGCCGACAGCTTCTTCGGTAGCCGGTCACCCCTGCAGCTGCCAACCGAGCTGTTCGATGACTACCAGGGCAACCAGAGTGCCGTGGTAGCGGCGCTGCCAGGGCTGCGCCCTGGGGCAACGATCAACAATGGCGAGCGGATCACCTCCGTGGCCCTCTCCGACACCAAGATGGCCATCAAATGGACGACGTAATCCGGCGCAGCGTAGATCGCCTATTCCCTGAGCTGGCGGGCAAATACCACCTGCCGCGCTTCGGCAGGGTCATTGGTATTGCCGACGCCCCGGCCACCTCGAGCATGTGCGACGACTTCCGCCCGCGCCTGGCGGCCGACATCGAGGTCCTGGACGAGAACGGCGAGCCGGACCCGGACCTTCCGACACTGGCCGGCGTACCGCTGCCGATGCCGATTGGCGGTAACGAAATGGGCCTCTTTGGCTTCCCCGAAGAGGGTACAACGGTGGTGGTGTGCTTCGCCTACGGCCTGCCGCACAAGCCATACATCCAGACCGTGCTGCCCCACGGCCTGAGCCTGCCCAAGATCCCCAAAGGTGCACAGGTCTGGCAGCACAGTGAAGCGGCCCAGCAGCGCGTCGATCCTGACGGCAATTGGCTGCGGCAGACCGACGGCCGGATCCGCGACGACTCCATCGACCGCGAGATCCAGAGCCTCAACAACAGCGAGAAGCACCAGGTCAGTGCCGTCCAGGTTGATACCCACTCCACCGAATCGGTGGGCGGCATCAAGAAGATCGAGGCCGTGGGCGCGCTCAAGCTGCTGTCCGGCGGCGCCTCGAGCCTGGCCGCCCTCGATGACCTGCACCTGGCCAGCGGCCGCGACCTGAACCTGGCGATCGCCCAGAAATATAACGCAGTCGTAGGTGGCGACATGCTCGAGCGCATCAAGGGGTTTCGGCGCAGCGTCGCGGCCAAGACCTGGCTGGGCTCGGAAAGTGTGAATGCCCTGCAGGTGCTGTGCGACCTGATCGACCTGGTCATCCAGATGAACACCGACATCGCCGGGCACACGCATGGCCCCAGCCCGGTACCGAGCAACGCAGCCAGCTTCGGCGCTCACGCCGTCAACGGCGGACTACTTTCGGGGCAACTGAAGCCCATCACAGGAGCTTGATTTGGAGCTGAAGAACTTCTTCGCGCAGGACCATGAGGGGAACATCACCCCGGATGCGACCTGCTACTTGTATCAGCGCGGCTCGGAGAACCTGGTGGCGGGCCTGCAGTCCGTCAATGGTCAACCGCTGGCGAATCCGTTCACCAGCGATGCCAACGGCCTTGTCCAGCTTGCTGCCCCGAACGGGCTCTATGACGTGCGCGTCGTCACGGGAAACCGGGATTACCGCCTCCACATCCAATTCAACGATGTGAACGAAACAGTAGACGCTGCCGTTGCAGCTGCCAGCCGTGCTGAACAGGCGCGGGATGCAGCCCAGCTGTGGTCGGGTATCTCTGGGACCACCGCAGAGGGTCTGAATAAGACGCCGCTGAACGCCTATTTCAGCGTGCCCAGCCCGGAGTCGACCGAGTACTTGATCCTGTACCAGAACGTGGCGAACGTTGCGGTCGAGGTCAAGCGCTACCCCAGCTCCGAGGCTGTCAACCGGGCGCTCACCGGTGCCATCCGCTCGTACGCCACTTTGGCCTTGATGCAGGCGGACACCACCCAGGAGGATGGAACTTCCGCCGTGGTCACCCATGACCCTGATGAGGCCAAGAACGGCTGGTACCTCTTCAGCAAGCCGGACGGCATCTGGAATCGCTCCACGAACCAGACGGCCAGCGCAGCCCGGGTTGAGGCCATCGAGAAGCAGATCTCCACCCGTAAGCGGCCACGCAGCAAATCCGGGAAAGCACCGTTCGTTTTGACAGTGGGCGACAAGGTGCTGCCGTTTCCCACCGCCCAGAAGCTCCCCCGATCGAAACTGATCTCCGCACCTGGTGCGGTGATGATGCTGGGCGATACGCCAGTGCCACCCGTCATCGTTCGCAAGCGGCCCCGTGGGCCTGGTGGTTATGGTGATGTGGTGATCGTCAGCAACCGGTCTGTTTTGATGTCTTCGGACGCTGGACCGAACAAACAGACGCTCGCCCGACTGGCTGCCTTGGAAGAACAGGCCGCGCAGTCCAAGCCGTTGCAGTATCTGCCAGCTCCACCTACCTGGCTGGCGTATGTCACGACGGTGAACAACAAGTCGCAGATCATGGTTCACGACGGGGCGACGTACCGGCAAGCGACGAGCGCTGATGCCAACTGGTTCGCGCCTCAGGTCGGCCCATTCAACTTCATCAGTTGCCTGAGCGATAAATCGGGATCCATCGAGCGCTACACGCTGATGCCATCCGGCTTCAAAGTGAAGAATATGGCAGTGGTCCTGCACAAGATCATCACCGGGCAATCTTTGGGCTTGGGGTCGCGGGGCTACATCCTGCGTGCGGATGGACGCTACGAGTTCACGCCGGGCGTATTCGGTGACCTGTTCACTGAAGTAACCCCAGTTGGGTACGAAGGGACCTGTTTCTCGCTGGTGGGTGGGCCTCGGCCTGCAGGCTGGGAGTCTTCCACCGATTACGTCCCGCTGCATGAATACGCCAGCGGCGTATCCGGCGAGACCATCGCCAGCTCCTACGCCACCAAGCTGCGCACCTGGTTGGGCCAGTACACTGCGATCGACCCGAAAATCCTGGTCAGCGTTTCGGCCCTGGGCGGCGTGCCATACGCCTCCCTTAAAAAGGGCACAACGGTCTACCAGAACGCCCTGAGCCAGGCGACCGCCGCCAAGGCGATCGCGGTCAGCAAAGGCCTTCAGTACATCATCCCGTCGATCTCGATCATTCACGGCGAGAGCCAGATCAATACGACCCAGGCGCAGTACGTTGCGATCCTGGCTGAATGGGTCGGTGATTATCGAACCGACCTGGTGGCGATCTCGGGCCAAGAAGTCGCGCCGATCGGCCTTGTGTCGCAAATGCTCACCGGCGAGACCGGCACCATTCCGGCGATTCCGTTGGCACAGCTTCAGGCGCATGAAGAAAACCCGAACCTAAGTCTGATTGGGCCAAAGTACGCTTATCCCTACTTTGATACTTATCACATGTTGGCTGAGGGCTATGTAAAGATCGCCGAGATTGAAGGACGCGCTGAACACTTCTGGCTCGCCGGGAAAAAGTGGCAGCCGCTCAAGCCCGTTTCTGTTGTGGCCACTGGCAATAAGCTCACGGTGAAGTTCAACAACTTGCCAGATGGCGGCGCAGAATACGCGGGGCCTGTCGGACGCTTGGCATTCGATACCAACAAGATCACCAACCCCGGCAACTTCGGCTTCGAGTTGACCGGCGCCACGATCACATCTATTGCCCTGGGCGCTGATGGTGCCAGCGTCGTGATTACCACGGCCAGCGCTCTGGCCGGTGGCGAAGTGCTTACTTATGCCCTGCAGAGCGCGATGAGCCAGCCTCAGAACGGCAATGGGCGGCGCGGGAATCTTCGCGATACCGATCGGCGCGATCGGTCACGTTTTGATTACCAGTATCTGTACAACTGGTCAGTTGCTTTCTCGAAAACCATTTCTCTATAAGAGTTGAAAAATGACACGTCAAATCTTGCAATTCGTCGGTACGCCATCTGTTCCTGGACTTCAAACTCTTGATGTTTCTGCAGCTGAAATCCATGTCGCCAATATCGACTCGCTAGTTTATTTCCCGGGTCTGTTTGAATGGGACATCACCGAAGGTAAGTTCATCGATCGGATGACGGACAAGCTTACGCCTACCTATGGCGCAGCTGATCTGGCGGCGCGGTTTGTCACCCTGGCGAACGGCAAGCGCGCCTACAAGCCGGCCTCGATTAACGACACGCTGGTGTTCCCGGGCTTCGACACCTCCAAGTCCTTCACAGTGGGGTTTGTGGCCGGGGCTACCTACTCCATTGGCAGCATCCAGGATGCGGCCAATGTGTCGGCCGTGCCTGCGCCCTGGATGGTGCTATCCGGCCCTACTGCAGGTGCCGACTTCGGGAAGCCGTGGGTCGTATTCGGACCGATCACTTCGGGCGGTTATTCGAACTACCCAGGCCCAGCCTTGACTGATACTGCCCTCAGCGCGGTGGTACTGATCGTCGACCGTCTGAAGAAAAACATCAGCCTGCGGGTCAATGGCATCACGACTTGGTCGTATTCGGGCAATGCCGTGGCCACCACATCGGTCTTCTCGGGGCTGAACATCGGGGTCAGCAAGTATGCTGGCCAGGCCCTCGGCACGCGTCTGGGCGCGATCCCGGCAGCTGCCGGGTTCACATCAGCTCTGGCCGGGGAGGACCTCGAAATGCTCGAGGCCATGCTCATGGCTGCCGCAGCCGCGTAAAATCCTGCAAGGACAAAACCCGCCGCGTGCGGGTTTTTCATTTTTAACGGTTCACTTATTTGAGAGGGCAAGTATTTTATTACGTTCCTGCGCATTTTCTGCCAGCGCCTGCAAACTTTCAACGTGACTTTTATCCATGCCTAAGAAGAGCAGGAAGTCAGTGGATTCAGAGATTACGTGAAATGTATTTTCATGCGCGCTTTGAGCAAGCAACATCAGTCTTCGCAAAGACATTTCTAAGTTTAGAACTGTGAGTGATAAGCGGAATAGAGAAGTTTCTTTCGGGTCTAATAATTGCTCTAGTTCCATATTTACTTCTTCGATATTTCTAAAAACTAGCTTGATCCAATATCGCTGGTCCATGCTGAAGTTGTGCGCGATCTCATAGTAATACTTGTCAAGCAGTGGGGCGTCGATGTAGCGGGGTAGGTTGTGGTTTGCCGGGCGAATGTGACTGGCAAGCGAATGCCCGAATTCAAGTGCTGCAGCAATACCCAGTTTGCTGACTGATATCAGTTCATGTAGATCCTCTTCGCAACACAACTTTTTGCTCTGTTTTGATCTGCCTTCCTTCCGCCAGCTGACAAATTGATTGAGGCCGAAACCTAGGCCGGTACCCAAAAGTGTACCGATGATAGGCAGTACCTTGTCTAGTTGGGCTTTATTACTTGTTGCTGCCTGCACATAGGTCAGGCATTGCGAGAAGGTATCCATATCCAT